GGTTTAACCCCGCCTATTTGACTGTCCCGGCAGACTCATACAAGACAAATAGGCTGATCTTTGTATGAAGGACAATTTATTATGGCACTCGCAACTACCTCAGCTATTTGGCGTTCAACAGGTGGCGACACAACTCGCACCGCATCCGCAGGCTCTATGGAAATGGTTTTACCTTTCTATATTGCTAACGTAGCAGCTACTTCAAACGTATCTGTATCTTCTTCTTTCGTAAACCAAGCAGTTATTTTACCTGCTGGCGCAACAGTAACGAGCATTTCTATTAATGCAACTGGTACTGGAAACATTGACTTAGGGTTTACCCCATTATCTGGTGTAGGCGCAGGTCAAACTACGACTCTTGGTACGAACGTCCCACAAGCTTTCTTAGCAAATGCTTCTACAGCTACTCGTGTGGCAGTTGGTGTTGGCGGTACAAACGGTGGCGCTTCTTTAGGTAACGTAGCTAATGCAACTAACTTGATTGTAGTTACAACTAAAGCAAATGGTGTTTCATCTGGTACTGTATCTGGTGCTATTCGTTACTACGTTGCTGATCCTACATTTGGCGAAGAAAACGTTTAATTAATCTTTAGGGGGATTCGTCCCCCATTCAATCTTTAGGAGATTAATTATGACAATGCAATATGACGTAAAAGGGTCGCATTCAAGTGGCTCTGGCTTTATGTATGTTGGGCGCACACGACTAAAAAATTTAGTGTATCAAGGTAATGGCACTGCTGGCGGTATTGATGTATTTGATACTACAGTTGCTCCAGTTACTGCAAGTTATGGTCGATCTGGTACTACCGTTACTGTAACGCAAACTGCCCACGGCTTGACATCAGGACAAGAAGTCGGTATCACTTTTGCTGCCGTTAGTGGAGTTTCCGCAACTGCTGGTAACTATATTATTACCGTTACGGGTGTAAATACTTTTACAATTACTGACATTAACTCTGGGACAATTGCTACTAGCACTGCTTGTACTTACGTTTCAAATACAGCTGCAAATACAAATGCTAGTACGAATAGATGGATGACTAGTTATAACACTGGCACAGCAGTTCAACCTTTCCAAGTAATATTTCAAGGTGAAGGTATGTTAGCAACCAATGGTATTTATGTAGTTGTTTCAAATATTACTTACCAAACAGTTCAATATGGCTAAAAAAACTCCGTCTCTTGCAGTTGGGCGTGGTGAGAAACTACCGGTCTCAAAAGGGGCTGGTCTCACTGCTAAAGGCCGTGCTAAATATAATGCCGCAACAGGTAGTAATTTAAAAGCCCCACAACCAGAAGGCGGATCTAGAAAGAAATCTTTTTGCGCCCGTATGTCTGGAATGCCGGGACCAATGAAAGATGAAAAAGGTCGCCCTACTCGTAAGGCAGCTAGTTTGAAAAGATGGAAATGCTCATGAAAGACCCATTTATAAACATGGACGAAGCAACGAAACACATACTTGACTTTGCCTCTATTGCAACCGTACTAGGAACTCTTGCAGATATGTTACCAGCTATTGCCGCTATATTTACAATAGCCTGGACAGCTATACGAATTTATGAAACTAAGACATTCCAAGGCTGGATAGGAAAAAATAATGCCAAGTAAGTCTAAGAAACAACATAATTTGATGGAAGCTGTAGCCCATAGCGAGAAATTTGCTAAAAGGGTCGGTATTCCGATGTCTGTTGGTAAAGACTATGTTGCTGCAGATAAAGGTCGTAAGTTTGGTGTAGGTGGCAGTGCAAACATTACTCATGGCGGAAAAGGCCAAATAAACAAACAAGTGACTCGTGCGGGTAGTACTTTTGGCTCCCAAAAAGAAGTTCCAAACATTAACTTAAACAAGTATATTGGTAAGAAAGAGGGCGGTATGGCTAAGAGCGATTCAAAAGAAGATATGAAGATGGACAAAGCGCAAGATAAAGCTATGATTAAAAAAGCTTTTTCTATGCACGATAAACAAGAACACAAGGGTGAGCACACAAACTTATCCAAGCTTAAGAAGGGTGGTATGGCTATGAAAGAAACTATGGGTCCTCGCAATATGTCTAAGGACGTAGAAGCTGGTTCAAACAAATTGTTATCACACGGTGAAAGCGCTGTTCAAAAGCGTGCCATACTAAGGGTAAAAACCTTGGCGATTCAGGTCCTACCAAAGGCATCATGGGTGGCGCTGGTATGAAAGCTGGTGGCATGTGTGGCGGTGGCAAGGCTATGAAAAAAATGTCTTCTGGTGGCGCAGCTTCTAAACGTGCTGACGGTATTGCATCTAAAGGTAAGACTAAAGGAAAGATGTGCTAAATCATGGCTAAAAACGGATACGACCAAACATACGAAGATGACCGTAAAGAAAACGAGGAAACTCGTGCGTTAATTAAGAAAGCGGTTATGGCTCCTATCAACGCAGTTAAGCCAAAAGAAACTAAAGCCGATACTGGTGAAACTACAAACCCTATGGGTGATAAGTACAAAAAAGGCGGCAAAGTAAAGAAGATGGCTGACGGCGGTGAAACTGGTGGTTTGGAAGAAGCTATTAGATTAGAGCGTATGGGTGTTACACCTAGAATGTTAAGAGAACAAACGGCTTCAAATGAGTTACAAGATTTATTGCCAAGTGGTAAAAAGATCGGTGCTGCGCTTAGAAGCAAACTGGATCCAGAAGCCGTGGCAGAAATGGCTATGCCACAAATGGCAATTGCCCGTAAAATTGCAGATGCTGCCAAAAATGCCAAAATGCCAAAGTCATATGCAGACGCAAGTGGTATGAAAAAAGGCGGTAAGGTTAAATCCGCTTCTTCTCGTGCTGATGGCTGCGCTATTCGTGGAAAAACAAGGGCTTAATATGAGACCAAGTCGTGGCATGGGCGCTATCGCCCCTTCTAAGATGGGTAAACCGGTTGTTAAAAAACGCCGGGATAACACCGATTTTACCCAGTACGCTGAAGGCGGAAAAGTATGGGAAAAGCCACGTCCTAAAGATTTAGGTGCTCCAAAGAAAATGACTGCGGCTAAAAAGGCTAGTGCTAAAGCGATGGCTAAAAAAGCAGGTCGTCCTTACCCAAACCTCGTAGATAATATGAGAGCAGCAAAGGGCAAAAAGTGAAATTTTTAATCGGATGGGTACTAGACTTATTTAAAAAGCCACAGGAAGAAGTTAATCCTTGGCCTTTCCCTGTACCAGCGGAAAAGAGAAAACCCCAGGTAAAAAAAGCTACAACCCAGACTAAAAAACCTGTAGCCAAAAAAGCTACAACCGTTGCTAAAAAGGCAACAAAGGCTAAGACAAAATGAGTACTTCTGGTACCGCTTCGTTTAATTTAAATATGAATGACCTCGTTGAGGAGGCGTTTGAACGTTGTGGTAAAGAGCTTCGTACTGGCTATGATTTCCGTACCGCTCGTCGTAGTGTGAATCTGCTTACCATTGAATGGGCTAATAAAGGCATTAACCTGTGGACGATTGAGCAGGGTCAGATTGTGATGAACACCGGCCAGGCTATCTACCCATTACCAGTAGATACAATTGACCTCCTAGACACTGTTACACGCCAATACAACGGTATGCAGACTAACCAGATTGATATTAATATTAACCGTATCTCTGAGTCTGATTACATTACAATTCCTAATAAAAATGCTTATGGACGTCCTATTCAGATGTGGGTCAACCGTCAGTCCGGTAATGTGGCTTCTATCCCACAAACTACCCTTGCAGCTACAGGAACTGTTCCACCCGTATCGGCTACTGATACAACGATAACGCTTACTAGTACTGCTAATCTTCCAACCCAAGGTTTTATCAATATCGACAGCGAAATTATCGGATACCAAAATATTGTAGGAAACCAAATCCTCAACGCTTGGCGAGCTCAAGCCGGAACTACAGCAACTAGCCATGCGGCAGATGCCTCAGTATATGTAAATAATTTGCCTTGTGTAAACGTCTGGCCTACTCCTAGTTCTCCAGGTAACCAGTACACACTAGTGTATTACCGTATGCGTAGAATGCAGGATGCTGGTGATGGTATTACGACTGAAGATATTCCGTTTCGATTTATCCCTGCCATGGCTGCAGGGTTGGCGTACCACCTAAGTGTTAAGCTTCCAGATGTCGATACACAAAGAGTTATTGGCTTAAAAGCAGCATATGATGAGGTGTTCCAACAAGCCGCCGATGAGGATAGAGAAAAAGCCTCGATTCGGTTTGTCCCACGCAACATGTTTTATTACAGATAACCTGAAATGCCGAGTAAATATGCTTCTGGTAAACACTCGATTGCCCAATGTGATCGGTGTGATCAACGCTATAAACTTGGTGAATTACGAACCCAAATACTTAAAACTAAACCATATCGCATAAAAACATGCCCAGAGTGTTGGGATCCTGACCAACCTCAGCTACAATTAGGGATGTATCCGGTTAATGACCCACAGGCTGTACGGGAACCAAGACCTGATGTAAGCTACTATATGGCAGGGCAAACAGGGTTAAAAACTAATCTGTACGCCGCAAATGTTAATAGTGTAGATGATTTTGGTTATCCAACAGACGGCAGCAGGCAGATACAATGGGGTTGGGCACCAGTAGGTGGAGCAAGTAGTTTTGACACAGTTTTATCCCCAAATTTCTTGATTGCAGTAGGACATGTGTGTACAGTAACAATATCAACAACTTAGGAGTTTTTTATGTCATTCCAACCAGGTGCTCAAGGCATCAATC